CTTTGGCACGGGCGTTGACCCGTCGAACTCCACGTCGTTGTCAAACACAATAAAGCGGCCGTAGCACTGCGGCTGTCCCTCAATGGCCGACTCCACATAGGCATTGACAGCCACGTCGAGGTTCTCGAAGGTTTCCTGCCCGGTCGCGTTCCGGCGATACAGCAGCCATATCTCGTTGTCACGGTACACGCGCCACCGCTTGATGTTGGGCCCGGCGGTCGGCGTGTCGTATTTATGTTCCTGATACATCTCCTCGTAGGGAAGGTCTATCAGCACGTCGTAGGGATTCAGTTCGCTGCTGACGGTCACCTTCTTCACACCCGGTATGTACTCTTCCTGATGGTTGGTGGAGGCGAACATACTGTCTGTCAGTGTCAGCGGCGACATCGCTTCGTCGCTGAACGTCACGCGCCCGGTGGTGTTGAGAGCGGCCAGTGAGCAGGTGATAAACTTGCTGTTGCGCTGTGAGTCGGTGATGCTGGTGAAGTATATCCCTTGCCCCCGCACCCTGCAAGTCCATCCGAACAGCTTGCACAACTCCTGAAGCAACCCGAGACATGAGAACCGCGACGACAGCTTGCCGCCGGACTCGCTGAGGAAGTTGCGCCAAGCGACGCTGTAGGCCAGCCACGCCTGTACGCTCTCCAGACTGCCTACCTGGAAGTGGAACGTGAACGTCAGGCCCGACAGCCGCGAGAAGATATAGTATATCATCTGCGAGAGCGTCACCATCTCATGCCCCGTGCCCCATTCGTTCTCCACATCGAACGAATCGAGTGCGCCGAGCGGACAGATGACGGGCAGTTCTACGGTCTCATAGATAGCGGGGAACGGCATACCATAGGTGCCCGTCTGGAGATAGCCCTGCCACACGATAGCGTTTCCGGCAGTCAGCGTCACGGGCTTGTCGCAAGTGCCGCCGGGGATAAACGCACGCCATGCCGACTTGTCCATCGAGCTCAGTCTGACATAGCCAGTCTGGGTGCGGGTCGGCATAAACATATCTGTGTCGGCTTCCTCTTCGGTGGTGAACGGGTCGTCGGCAAGCGGAGGCGTGACAACCCCTGTTGGGATTGTCACGTTCCCGATGGTGAGCGTCATGATTGTGCCGTCGAGTGCTGCGAAGTTCTGCTGATATGCCATAGTTATCTTTTACCTATCAGGACAAACACCGCCAAGGGGTTACTCATGCCGTGTAGAACGGGCATCGTCCCGTCCCCTTGAACTTGACCGTACCTTCGGCGAGACTGCCGACGGCTCCGTTCAGGTCTGCTTGTTGGCATATCACCGTCCCCGTGCGCCGCTGGCCACCCACTACGACACTGATGGTATACTTGTGGCGCACCTTCAGCAGTCCCTCGAACGGTGCGCCGGCAGTCACCAGGTGGTTGAGCGATATGCTCCAGTCGTCGCGTCCTGCCACATATTCGCGGGCTTCGGCCGTAGATGGGGATGCAATCTCTATCAGGTCGGTCTGATAACTGATGCTGCACGTCTTGGCGGCTGCGATGATCGGTGTTGTCCCCGTCGCGCCCTGATATATTACAATGTTTTTCCCGAGAATTGCCATATTTTCTTCTGTTTTATTTCCAAGTCATGATGGTGCCGCGACCAGTCCGGCGGGTATAGCGGTCAGAGGAAAGATAGATGGTCTCGCCTGAAAGTCGCCCGAACACTTCTATCCGGCGGTTGCCGCCTTCACTCAGCGCACTTGCCACCCCGCGCTGCTGGGCCGCATTAAGCACCACCTCGCCTGCATTCAAACCGACGAAACCGCCTGCGCCTCCGTCCACCATGCCGCCGATGTTGTCGCCGCTGTAAGAGTTGCCCTTGATGACACCGCCCTGGGCGTAGCCAGTGGCTGAGTGGATGGCTGAGATAACGTTTATCATCGTTGCTAAACCCGAAGCTGCACCTGCTATCCAATCCCAGGGTGTGAATGTTCCTTCAAGCGATTTTGCGTAAGTAAGCGCAATGGTAGCAATAGCCTGTGCAACAGTTGCCATGACTTTTGCAGCCGGGTCTTCTATCTGACTCATGGCTGAGCCAACGGCACTGATAGCCGTGCCCGCATTGCTCCAGCTTTTGGCCATTTCAGAGGAATCCTTCACGCCTTCTCCGGCTGTCACGCCTTGTGCCGCGTTTAGTTTCTCGAAAGCCTTTGCCAAGTCTTCAACGGAACTTGTCGATTCTTTTGCGCCCTCGGTAATAGCCTTCCATATCTCCGACGGCCCCGTGTCTACACCTTTTGTGGCGGAAAGCGCAGCCTTGTCCGGGTCAAAAGCGATTTTTGACAAATCGAAACCGCCGCCACGCGAACCACCACCATGACCGCCTGTTGTGCCGCCCGATGTCGTGATGGTAGGTGTTATTTCCTGTTTGATAGGCTGGAGAATTTGCTTGGCAGCACTCTGGTAGTCGGCAAGCATCTTCTTGGCTGCATCTACCTCGGCCTGTATCTTGGTCGCGTCAAGTGACCCGTACTTGTCACGGATAGCACCGATTCGGCCTTGCAGGGCTTCGCCGCGCTGTCCGCTCTGCCATGCCCTGATGTCCCTGATCTGTTGCTCGCGTGGGTTGATGTATCGCCAGAACTGCTGCTGCTGTTGCTGATAAATGCTTTGGCGATTTCCCTCTCTTGCAGAAGACAGGTTGGACGTCATGCGCCCGACTTTAGCATTACCTCCAAGTACGCCGTATGCGCTTGCCAGCCTTCCCGCTTCTGTCAGTTTGTTCAGCAAGTCCGTCAATGGGCCTCCGACAACGTCCATGATGCCAATCTTCATCGACGTCCACATATTATTGCTGGCCTCTTGCAGCGGTGCGAACTTGCGGCCAAGTTCCTCCATCTTGTTTTGCAGGCTGACGTTGGCTTGTGCGGCGCGGTCGGCAGCGGTCTCTACATAGTCGCCCGCCTTGGCCATCTGTTCACGGATAATGGCACCGACGGCCTTGGTCATATCGCCCGTCTCTGCCATACGTTCCTTGACCTCGCTGGCTGACAATCCGAGGTTGTCGAGGATCATGAGCGACTTACGGCCGAGACCTGTCACGATGGAGTCTACCATGTAATCCACCGACTGCCCGGTGTCCTTTGCCTTCTGCTGGGCAAATGCCAGCATCGTGCCGAGTTCGTCGAGCGGCAGCTTGAAGTCGTTGAACTTTACGGCGGCTTTCATCAGTTCGATGTCGGTCACAGTGCCGTGGGTAGCCTGGCGCAATCCGTCGAGGATGTCTCCGCGCCCCAGTCGCTCGAAGGCGATGCGGATGCCCTCACCCTGCTTGGCCAGTTCTACGCCCTGCTTCACCATGTCGCCCATCTCGCTGGCCAGTCCTGCGAGCATACCGGCTCCCTTGGTCATCAGATTACCGCCAAACACCTGAAGCATGCCGCCGAGTTTGCCGCCACCGAACAGTCCACCGCCTTCCTTGCCGTTCAGTTCGGCTGTCACGTCGGAGAGGTCTTTCTTCGCGTCTTGTATACGGGTCTTCAGTTGGTCGAGACTGGCGGAGAGATTCTTGCCGAACTGGTTGTTCTTCTCCTCGTCGGTCATGTTCTTATACATCACTCGGAGATTGACGAAGGCTTCCGACAGCTCGTTAATTTTGCCACGGGCAGTCGTGCTGGTGGTCTGCATGCTTCCTAATGACTTGGCGAAGGCACTTGCGTCCTTGTTGGCGAAGCCCATGATGAGCCCCGTCTTGCGGCAATGCTCGGAGTATGCCATGAGTTCCTGTCCGGCACGTTTGATTTTCGAGTCGAACTCGCCCGATTCGAGCTTTAGTCTTGATATAATGTCTGCCATATTGGTGTATATTTAAACTGCTGCAGTGCCGCAGCGTACTGAACGTTAGTTGCCAAATTCCTCGCGTATCATGTCGTCTATCAGCTTGTCGAGTTCTGCGGCAGCCTGCTGCAAGGCGTTGTGGCTGCTGGAACTAAAGAAGTTGCGGGCGGCTATGCTGCCGCGATTGCCGGTGTTCGGGTGCTTGTTCCACTTGGGCACCGACGGCCAATCATCACGCTTGGGGTTGGTTGCGAAGTTCTCAATGTTTCGCCCTGCCGTACCCTGATTCAGAAAACGGAGTATGAATGCACGGTCGGCTCCCTGATAGCCCATGATCTTCTGGGTGCGAGGCGAACGGCTGCGACGGTTGCCTCCGCGTCCGCTGCTGCCCTTGCGGGGTGGCTCGTAACTGCCTGCGGCTCCTGCCCTACGTTTGTTCAAAAGCGAGACGGAACCACCGAGGATGCGGCGATAGACGGCCGTCTTCACGGCCTTGCGAGCATCACGAGGATCGCCGTGCTTGAACTGGATGCTGTCCATGACGGTCTTACGTGCTTGCATGAGCACCTTGCGAATGACCTTCTGCAACCGCTTCTCCATGTCGGGGTTGCTGGAGAGCATCTGCTCCAGTTCCTTGCGCTGCTTGACGAGCCCGTCAACTTCGAATTGTCCGCTTATGTCTGCCATAAAAAGAAAACCGCCGATTAGTTGGCTTACTAATCGGCGGTTATAGGGTCTTGGGTTTACTCTATCCCTCGATGTCCCCACCGCCACCGGGCTGCTGGTTGTCGCCGCCGTCGCCTTCGTCTTCGCCGTTGCCGGTCTTGGCGACGTAGGCCTTGGTCTCGATGCCGACGCGCTTCACCTGATACTCCTCCTTCTCCAACAGGTCGGTGAATTTCTGCATACAGGTGGCACGGACGCGACAGGTGACACCGCCCGCCTTGTCGATCAGGTCGCCAGCGTTGTCCTCGGTGAGTTCGGTCACCGTCGGGTCGAGCTCCTTGGCACGGGCGAGATTGATATTGCCGCCCTTGATATGGATGTCGGGGAAGATGCGGATGGCCACCTCGTCGCCCGCGTTCAGCTGGATGGCAAAACCTTCGGCCATCTTCTCGACTGCGGCCTTGCAGAAGTTCTCCAGCACGGCTGCTGCCACCTGCTCGGGTATGAGCGCATTCTGATGTGAAATCTCACGAGCCAGTGCCTTCGTATCGCAGGTGCGGAGCACTTCATTGGCGGTAATGGTTTTCTCACTCTGTATGGCCTCGTTGCCCATGTTCAGTTGTCCTTTGTAATCGATCATAAAATAAAGGTTTTTAGGGTTTATACTATAAAGGGGTGTACCCATTTTTACTATAAAAGGTAGTACCCCTTTTTACTATAAAGGGTTTTGCGGTCATAGGTTTACTTGTCCGGGCTGTTGAGCGCGTCCATCATGGCCTGCAGTTCTTCCACGTCTTCGGCAGAGATGGGCGGTTCGTCGTCGTCATCGTCGAAGTCGAAGAGCATGGGGAACATGTCGGCCACGGTCTTACCTTGGGGGTCACGCATGACGTGGATAGCGGCATAGACGCATTCAGCCATCAGTTGATGCTTCAGCAGGTCGCGGCGACGGTAGCCCCGGATGATACGGCGCACTTCCCAGAAGCGGAGGTCGTAGAGAAACTCACGGCGGGGGATGCCTATCTCGCCCACGAGCAGTTGATAAATGTCGTGGGCGGTGGTTAGTTTTTTGCCTTGCCCTTTCCTTTCGCTGTTTTGTCTTCGGGTTCGCCTTTGGGGATGTTATAGAACTTCGCCCAGAGGTTGATGATGGTGCCGAGGGCCTTTCCGAGTTCGGTTGGCGTGGTGTCGTTCATCAGGTCGGTGTCCTTGATAGGCGCGTCTTCGTCTTGGCTCTGATAGTAGGCCATGACAGCAGCCAGCACGAGGTAGATGCTGCGCTTAGCGTCGGGCATCCGTGCTGGCTTGGCGTTGACGCAGGCGATGGTCTCTTGGATGATGGCGGCAATGTCTTCGCCAGACAGGTCTTTGTAGGCGATTTCTGTTGCGTAGCAGTAGCCCAGTGTGACGGGCTTGCCTGCGAGGGTAATTTCTTCGTGGATCATAGTTATCTTGATATTTGAATAAAAAAAAGCGGGGGACGGACGCGCCGCCCTCCGTGCTTACTTGTCACCGCTGGTCTTGGCAACGGTCTTGGTGCCTGTGCCTGGCACGATAGGACCATAACCATTCAGCGTGTAGTTGTATTGGGCATTCTGCTTGTTCTGTGCCTGAATCTGGAGGTTGGTACACTTGCACTCGCCGTGGGCGATTTCCTCTACCACGGTGCGGTTGTTCGTGCCCTCCATGACGCAGATACGCCAGTAGAGCAGTTGGTCTTTCACCCACGATTCGAGGTCGTTCAGCCCGTTGGCACCCGTCAGCAGCGCGTCGTTGGTGGTGAGCACCAGTCCGCTGCCTGTGATGTCGTAGCTGAGTCCCGTCACGTCGTACTCCAGAGCGTCGCCCGTGGTGTCCTTGGTCGAACTCTCTTCCGTCTGAGCAGAGCCATGTAGGGCCAACTGCTTGGCGGCTGCAATAACCTTTGTGGGGTTGCTGGTAGTGGCCAGCAAGAGCCTGATGTATTGTCCTTTCTTCATAATGGCTTAACTGAGGGCTCCTGTCCCTTGGAATTGTAGTGATAGTCCGACCGTCTCGCGGTCGTTGAAGTTCATGGTGAAATCATTGAGAAGTGCCTGGCCGCTGCGCTTGAAGTTGGCATTCTGTGCCACTCTGTTCTGCGCACCAGCCGTCTGATCCCAGCCAACAGGCACGGCCTGGGCTGCAATGAAGGTGGAGATGATGGCTCTCAGTGCGGCGGTGTCGCTCTGTTGGGTGTCCACCTGAGCCGACCACTGCGTCGAGACGATGGTCTCCTGCGTGAACATGCCCTCGGTATCCTTCGTGCTGTTGTCCTCGGTGTTGCCTTGGAGGGTGATAGAGCAGTTGGTTGCCTCGGGGATGGCTGCCGCGTTCTGGAGCAATCGGAAGTTCTGGCCTTTAATCTTGCTCATAATCGTCGATGTTAGTGTCACACTGATACGTCAGCCGCTGCCAGTAGCAGGGCTTCAGTGAGTCATATTGCACGGGCTGTGCCGAGAGGGTCATGTCCTCGGGGATAAGCTGGTAGTCCTCGTCGCAGTCGTCGCCCTGATGTTCGCGGAAGTATTCGCGCAGGGTCTTACGGACGGAACGTGCCAACTCGCCCAACTGTGGGCGCGTCTCGGCAGCAATCTCAATGCCTATCTGCACTTGGTCGCTGTCTGCCTCGAAATCGTCGTCTTTCGTTGCGTCCTGATTGTTCAGTCCGTCGAACGATACGATGACGTAGGGCAGCGGTGCGTTGTCTGCATCTTCATCGGGCAGTGCGATGGCGGTGTTATAAACGTCGCCGGCAGGCAGTGACGCGATGAGGGATGCATTCGAGCGCAGGGCCTTGACAAAGATAGCATCGGTGATGAGACTCATTGTTGTTTCGGTGTGACTGGTTAGAAAATAAGCTGACGGGCCTCACGGCCTTTGCTGTTGCATCGGGGAGACCCGCCAGCCGCTTATCAAGAAACTATGAACCTTGATTCACTGTGAGAGGGTTTAGCCGCCAATCTCGTTAGAAGATGCGGGCTCGACGAGCTTGATGAGCTTGAAGGCCTGGGGCTTGCCAGAGCCGTTGCCGCCGTTGACCTTGCTTGACATTTCAACAAGTGAATAGTCAAGGCCCATACCCAGGGCAATGACATTTCTGTCAAAGTTTTCCTGACTTGTTCCGTCCACGTTGAACTCGATGCCATCAGCGTACACCTGCTCGTTCAGATAACCAAAGTGTCCGATACCGATGTAGCGGATAGGAATCTTCTTGGTTTCGGGGTCAGCGAAGTCCTTCGTACCGATGCCGTTCTCGTCGAACGAGTAGTCAATGTACGGAGATACCTTGTAGCGGTAGCCTACGCACTGGCCATCCTGCACGACGGTACGGTTCGAGTCCGTGGTACCGGGGATGAGCTTGGTGAACTTCAGGTCAACCTCGGTGGTCTTGTCCATGATGAGTTCGGGGTCTCCCTCGAAGCCAAGGTCGTACATCGCGGCAATCTCCTTGGCGATGTTCTTACCGACGTTCTCGTCGAGAGTCAGCTCCACGATGTCAACCTTAGCGAAAGGCATGTCGAGCTTGTCGAAATCGCCGTGGCCATAGACGTGCTGAGCACGGAAGATGGCCCAACCCTTCTGGAACTTGTAGGTCAGGAAGGCGATGATGTCGAATGCAGCCTGAGCGACGGCACGACGTGATACGGGAACAGAGGCAGCGACACGCTGCGGGTTGGTCTTGATGTTGGCGAAGTCCAGCTTCTGCTCAGCCACCTTGGTCACCTCACCCTCGATGGTGAACTTCACATCGTTGATAGAGTAAGGGATAACCTGAGTGCCAGTCACACCAGTCAACATCTGAAGGTCGTCGGGCAGTTCGATACCGGGCACCTTGGTGTCGATGATGGGGCGAATCTCTACGGGGATCAAGCCGCCTGCATCGAGGTTGCCGGTGGTGTTCTTGTCGGTGCCTTCGGTGACGGCGTTGGCGAGGATGGTGGTTGCGTTGGCTGCACGCTTGTGGGTGAAGCAGTCGGCAATCATCTCGCGCAACTCCTTGCCCTTGTCCTCGCGGGTCTTGATGACTTTGGCTTCCTCGCGGGTTGCCATGTCCTTCATGCGTGCTGACAGGCCTGCCGACTCACGGACAAGGTTGTCGTACTGACGATCCTGCTCGCGCTGCTCAGCCATCAGCTTCTCACGCTCTTGCTTCTGCTCCTCAGAAGTCAGGGTGCGGATTTTAGCCTCACGCACGTTGGTCTTCT